TTGAGCATCATAGGTGGCAGAGTCAAGCGTAAAGGTGACATCGCGACCGGTAATAACTGTCGTTGCCATTTGTTCTCCTTAAGAAGTTTGCTCGTAGCGGACGCTCAAGCGAATATCGGAAACCAACAAATTTGTTGTTCCGACTTGAGTTACTGTCGGTCTTTCGACTGTTGATAACTCATACTTGGATCCGTTTAGGGCTCCAAGAATACTAATAACCAATTTCTCGAGATTGTCGAGACTGGCCTCATTTGAAAAGTAAGCGACTAAAGCTGAAACTGTGTAATTAAGTCTAACGCGTACATTGCCCTTACCAATCGTTTCCAATTCCATATATGGCGAATCCGGCACTAAAACGACTGCGGGAACTATTGGCGCTTCAGGCACAAAGTCATAAACATTTGCGGTCACACCGGCTAGAGCGGTTGCAATTGCGCCTCGGACATCTCCGGAAATTGTGCTGGCTGGCATTAGCCGATCATCGATTCTGTGTCGATATATGGGCCAAGTAATCCAACAACTCTATTGAAGAGGGAGCGGCCGAGGCGGAAAGGGGTCACCGCGAAATCCACTCCCTCTATTTGTCCGCCTGCGGCGGTTCTTGATTGAAAGACTTCGACTGCGACTGCCAATACAGCAGATTCGACATTGGCATTTCCGACATAGGTTGATGCGCCAGAGAGCGTAGCTTTTCCGGCTGGGATAATATTTTTTGCCAAAACATCTGCATTAGTGATTGCTGCGGTAAATACATAATCAGTTATTTCGTCATCTGTGACTGTGTGAGTGCCATTAAACGGAGATCCACAGCCGGTCACTACTACGGATTGGCCTTCGGTAAATTCGTGAATGGTTGAGGTGGTGAAATAAGCAATATTGTCGGTTAATTTGACTGCCTTAATGTCTGAAGCAAAAGTCACAAGCATTGGCAGGATTACATTCTCACTTGTGTCTATTATGTCGTTCAAATACGCATCGTTGTAAAGGGATGAGGAAACGCCCAAGATAGTCCTCAATTCAGAGGCTAAAACAATCGAGGGCATTTCCTAATCCTTCCTACTAAGGGGTGAAGGCCAGCTCGGGAGCGGACTGGCCATCACTATTGCGATTCTTGTTATGCAACCTTCCATAGATAAGCGCCAGCGCCTACCTTTGGAGCGATCGCTGCATAGCCATAGTAAGCAACCTTTACTTGACCGGTTGCAACAGTATCTACTTGCAAGCGGAAGCGGCTTGACTCGAAGAATGTGTAGGACTCTGGATTAACAACAATTAGAGTGTTATCGCCAGTTCCAGAAAGATTCGAATCGACATAGAAATCGAGTCCAAGGGTGTTTCCGCGAATGGCTGATGGTGAAACTCCGCCACCGCGATTAGATGGGTTGATGAGATTTGTGTAAAGAGGCAAGTTATTTCCATCAACAAGATTCATAATTGCGCCCCATTGTGCCGGCGATGCAAGAATGTTTGCAGCGAATCCAAAAGTATTGGAGTAGATGCTAACAGCAGCGTCAGAAATGAAGTCTTGGAAATTAACATTGCTCATTGTGCGGTTTCCGCCATCTGTTCCATTTGTTGCTAGAACATCAAGAACAGCTGAATCGGTTGCCTTGAGGTAAGCCTTCTCCATTTCAGCGACCAAAATGTCAAAGAAAACAGGAGATGATCTATCAAGGAGCTCGACAGAAAATTCTTGACCGCCGGCAAACTTGTTAACAGATACAGACAAGAATTCCGATGTCATACCAGTTTCAGTAATTGCATCGCCTTCATTAACATCTGCAACTGTCGGAACTGCGGTGATTTTAGGAATTTCAAAAGTCATTCCTGCATCTGGTAATACGCCGCGAGAAATTGCATCAACAGCTGGGCGAACAGACTGAGATAGTGGATTGATAACCTCGGTTAACTGGCGGGTTGGTACTAAGCCAGCGTTGTTTGAGGTTGTGTCATCAGCTGCAAGAACATACTGACGAGAAGCATCATCGCCGAATACTTTGGCGCGAATTGATGCTTCGAGATACTTCGCCTTTGTGAACTCGAGGCGAGGTGCGGTAAAGAACGCTGGGCGAGCAGCCTCAACGGACTGAACCTTGGCAGCTTCTACCGTTTCTTCGGCAGGAGCTGGAACGGTAGTGTCTGACACTTGTTCTCCTTCGGTTGGTTTGTCTGAATCAGCGGTCGCTGGCTCAGAATCTTTGGGTGCTTCATTTTCAGATGCAGCAACTTCGCTTACGCGAGCGCTGTCGATTGCTGGATCAGTTACTAAGGAAACTTCTTCAAGGCTGGCGCTTGTAATCTTCATAACGCCATTGTCGTTCGACCATTCGTTAATCATTGCGCCAACGGAAAAGCCATCGCGTAGCCCTTCGCTTGCCTCAATAAGAGCATCCTCGCCAGCCATTGTGTTAGCGATTTTGAAAGTGGCCTCGATGCCATCTTTTGTCTCGGTGTATTCCATAACTTTACCAATTGGGCGAGTGCGGTCGTGTTCGAGAAGCAATTTGACTGCTTTTAACTCAATTGAGTTAGCGGCAAAGATTGTTGGGCCAACTGAAGTGTTGCCCTTCTCATTCCAAGTCACAATCTTCCCGGTGATTGTCCGCTTATTAGAATCGGCAGCGGTTATTGCCATTGGTAAATTAATTTTCATTAGGAATTAAATCTTCCTCTCGTTGAATCTGCTCAACGCTCATTGCGCCGATGCGGTTTAGGATTTCGTAAACTTGAGCGCGTTCCAAAGCGTTACCGCGTAGGAAATCGTCAAGATCAAAGCGAACCATTACAGGATTTGGAACGAAATCCGGCAACGATAGCCTTTCCTCAATCGCTTTAAGTATCGGGCGAAGTGAGAAATCAACTAATGAGCGCCGCTCTGAGACGGCGTTTGAATAGGTCATTGATGTCGTTTCGGCGCTCAAGAAGTATGCAGGTATTCCGCAAGCGCGGGCAAGTTCAAGAGCCACATATTGACGCGCCTCGGTCAGTTGCAAAGATTTAGGATCAAATCCAATTGTCTGAATATCTACATCGGCATTTAGAAACGCTGTGCCTCGAGATTGACGCGCTGTGCGCCAAGCATTAAGCAAAGATTGAATTCTTTCAGCTGGAAGATTTGTGCCGGTCGATTTTAATGCAAGCGTTGGAACCGGGTCTTTGGCATAAGTAAGCGCTGAGTTCTCAAGATAAACAGCTGCATTAACAGTCTTGCCAGCGCGGTGTAAAAACCCTTCATCGCCACCATCAAATCGAATTAGTGAACCAACCCCGGATTGTGGAACAGCTTTACCATCGACTTTATATCCGGTGATTGTGGTGTTATTAAAATCTGTGTCAACAGTTACGCGGTCTGGACTAACGCGAGTCCAAGCTCTAACGCGACCGCCATCCGTTACCGAATACATTTCAAGAACTTGTCCATACCCGGCCCCATATAGCCAGATGTCCTCGGCCAACCAGGTGTATATGACAAATCCAGCAACTCTTGGATCAGGCTGATTGATTACTCGGTGCGGATCTACATATTGTCCTGTTATTCTATTGAATGTTGTCAAAGGCAATGAACCAATAGTTCCGCAAATTATGTTCCGAGCTCTAGCAACGCTGGGAACGCTGAGTGCTAATTGACGGGTTGTATTTGTTGAGCCGCCTAATATGTTATAGACCGAATCACTAATTTGGACTGGTGTTAATGCAGCTTCTACATCAGAAGTCCGCATTGGCTTAGATGCTGGAAAGAAGAAATCTCTAATTGCGCCCATTATTGCTTAGATTGTAAGCCATAGGCATTACGCAACGACTATATCAACGCCTTCATTTGACTGAGTGGCGTAGTGAGATGCCATAGCGGCGGCCACAGCTCCCGTGATGACCGCCGCCGAAACTTTGCGACCCATAACCCAGCCGCCATCGCCAAAGTTAACTCTGACCGCTGACAAACAATGTTTCGTTAATTCCTCTTGATCCGAATGGGCTAATCGACCGCTTGATATGGCACTTAGAAATTCATCGCAGCTTGTAGCGTAAGGCTGGCCGTCGATTGCCTCACAAGGCAAGCCAGCCGGAACCAATCTTGCGGCAACAGCGCTGGCAGTTCGCGCCGAGTAAGCGATTTTTAAGACCGAGAACCGGCGATACCAATCGGCGACATCGTTGGCAATTAACTTGTCGGATAGGTAGCCGGGATTTGTCCAAGTTTGGAGGAGCTGAACTTGGAATCGGTCTTTGTCGATTCGCTGACTCGCAACCAACGCTGCTTGCCTTCTATCGGGGGATAAATCAATCGCTAACCAAGTATCTGCATTGGCATCAAGTCGCAGACCCTCGACCGCGCAAGCTTGCCATTGAGACGGGTGGATAACTGGATTGATTGTTGAAACCCATTGACATAACACTTCCGTCCGAACAATATCTTCAGGATCATTTAAGACCGCTCGGATATTGTCCGGATGGATTGTGTGTCCGAGTGAGGGGTTTGCTTGAGCGACACCTTCCCAAAATGTCGCCGAGCCATCGAACTTAATCTCAGGCGGTGCAGACCACTCCCACCAGCCCAAACTTAAATCATCGGTAAGGATTGTTGCAAGTGCCCGTTCTCGCATTTTGTTTAAGACAACTGAGTGCTGATCCCCAGCGTTGGAAAATAGAAAAGCTTGTGGATTGGGCGAGCTCATTTGCGTATATCGCAACGAACTCCACACATCCTCATCGTGATACTCTCTAGCCTCGTCTAAAAATATGCTTGAAGGCTGGCTAATTCCTCGAGTTGCTGAATTACTAGCTCGAACGATATATCTTCGGCCATTTGTGAACTGAAGCTCTTGAAATCCTCGGGCTTCCAGCTTCTTAGTTAATTGACATTCCAATTCCGGATGTTGGGTAATGATGTTATAGATTTTATAAAAGATTTCAGCTGAAGTAGTTAGTTTATGAGCTGTGTGGACTATTAAAGGCTCATTTAATTGAAAGATTCGATAGAGAATCTGCCATATCATAAACTCAGACTTACCATTTTGACGGGCTATTAGCGCTGTGTGGACCGGCGTTAGCCACCGGCCATCGGGTCTTACC